AATCCTGCTATGACAACTGCACAGAAGCAGGGATACTCTGCTCTGTTTAATGATATTAAAAGACAGACACCTATGGGAACAGATGTAGCACAAGATGTGTTATCTAAACTGTTTCAACAAGTTATAGGAGAGGATGTAGCTAATTTAGGTTTTGATTTTGTCAATGGCACACAGACAAGTATGAAACCATTGCGTGATTTATTAGAGAAGTATAATGATGACTTCACGCCTGAGATGAAGATTGAATGGGATGATATATCATTTGATACTTTGATAGCAAAGCAGAACCAACAAACACGTTGGGCATTTAATCTACCTGAGTTAGCTAGGAAAGTAGAAGGTGTCAATGGTGGCTATCTTGTAGAGATAGGTGCTAGACCTAACACAGGCAAGACATCCTTTCATGCATCCATGCTTGTAGGAGAAAATGGTTTTGCAAGGCAAGGTGCTAAGTGTGTTGTCTTATGTAACGAAGAATCTTATGATAGAGTTGGGTTTAGATATCTTACTGCTTCATCTAACATGGATAAGTATGAGATAAAAGATAATCCATCACAGGCTAGGGATAGATATAAGATTGTGTCTCCTAATCTAAAGATTAAAGATGTGACAGGAGAAGACATGACATGGGTAGAAAGTATGTGTAAGAGTGTCAAGCCTGATGTCGTAGTAATAGACATGGGAGATAAGTTTGCACGTATGTCAGGTTATGCAAGACCTGATGAAGCACTCAAAGCCAATGCAATATATGCTAGACAGATTGCAAAACAATATGATTGTGTTATATTCTATATGTCACAACTTTCTGCAGAAGCAGAGGGCAGACAAGTTCTTAATCAGGCTATGATGGAAGGCTCACGTACAGGTAAGGCAGCAGAAGCAGACCTCATGATACTCATAGGTCAACCTGCAAATGTAGAAGGTGTAGATGAGCAATCTAACATGAGACACCTGAATGTTGTGAAGAACAAGATTACAGGTTGGCATGGTATGATTAATTGTAATATCAATCCACACACAGCGAGGTATAGTGCATGAAGATAGTAATAGATGTAGAAAATACAGTAACTAAAAGAGATGGTAGATTATATCTAGACCCATACGAACCTACTAATAAGTTAGTTATGGTTGGTTGTCGTGATGACAATGGAAACGAATCTATATATGATATGGATAGTGGATTCGTAGGTGTACAAGATATATTAGATAAGGCTACAGTATTAATAGGACACAACATAACATATGATTTGATGTGGTTGTGGGAGTGTGGCTTTAAATATGATGGTGTTATATTTGACACCATGTTATCAGAGTATGTGTTGAGCAGAGGTAATCCTGATAAGTATTCCTTATCATTAGAAGCCTGTGCAGAGAGACATGAGTTGAATACACAGAAGCAAGATACTTTAAAAGAATATTTTGCTAAAGGCATGGGTGTAGATGAGATACCAAAGGATGAGTTAAAAGAATATTTACAAGCAGACTTGAGAGCAACACAAGAGTTATGTGCTAGTCAGTATAAGCAGTTACTTAACTCATCTCTTATGGACACAGTTATACTTACAAATAAAGTAGCTATGACTCTAGCTAGGACACACAGAAATGGTTTTAAGGTAGACCAAGATGTCTTAGAATCTGTAAGAAAAGAATTTGAGAAGGAGAAGATTGAGATAGAAGAAAGATTATCTGTACAAGTAAGAGAACTTATGGGTGATACTCCTATTAATCTTAATAGTCCTGAACAAATGTCTTGGGTCATCTATAGTAGAAAGCCTAAAGACAAAGCCATGTGGGGAAATGAATTTACTCCTCACATGAGTGTAGAGGATTTTAAATATAGTGTCAGAGAGAACTCTGATATTGTATATAAAACAAAAGCAATAATGTGCAAGACCTGTAATGGCACAGGCAAAATAAGAAAGGTAAAAAAAGATGGAACTCTTTACTCTATTCCCAATAAAGACCCTAGTTGTAATGGTCTTGGTTATCATTTTCATAATGATAGAAGTAATATAGCAGGGTTAAGATTTAATGCACCCAATGCTAAATGGATAAGTGCTAATGGCTTTGGTGTATCCAAAGGTAACTTGGATATGTTACAAAGTATAGCACAACGTAACAACATGACAGAAGCTAGTAAGTTTCTTCAAGACCTGAAGAGATTGTCTGCCTTAGATAGTTATCTATCTTCTTTTGTTGAAGGTATCAAGGCACACGTTAAGTCTGATGGTATGCTTCATGTTAGATTGTTACAACACAGAACTGCGACAGGCAGGTTTAGTGGAGCAGACCCTAATATGCAGAATATGCCTAGAGGTGGCACGTTTCCTGTAAAGAAGGTATTTGTTTCACGTTGGACAGGTGGCAAGATTCTAGAAGCAGATTTTGCACAGTTAGAATTTAGAACTGCAGCCTATTTATCACAAGATGAGGTAGCGATTAATGAAATCAAAACGGGATTTGACGTTCACACGTACACTGCTAACGTCATTACGAAATCAGGTCAGCACACTACTAGGCAGGATGCTAAAGCACATACCTTTGCTCCGTTGTATGGTGCGACAGGGTTCGGTAGGTCGAAAGCAGAAGCGAAATACTATCAAGACTTCACGAAAAAGTACAAAGGCATCGCACTTTGGCATTCCAGATTGGCTAAAGAGGCTTTAGAGAAGCGTAGTATTACAACACCATCAGGTAGACAGTTTAGTTTTCCTGATGTAGAAAGAAGAATGAATGGCTCTGTGTCACACTTTACACAGATAAAGAACTATCCTGTGCAGAGCTTTGCAACTGCAGACATAGTGCCTTTGATTCTTCATCATATAGAAAATAGATTACAACTATTACAGTCTTGCATTGTAAACACAGTACACGATTCAATAGTTATTGATGTACACCCTGATGAAATAAATAAAGTTGTGTTCATCTTGAAAACTATGAATCAAGACATAAATAGTATTATAAACAACGAGTTCGGAATAGACTTTAATGTACCATTATTATTAGAATCAAAAATAGGAGATAATTGGCTTGACACTAAAGATATTAACTGATATAACTATGAGACATTTTAAAATAAGAAAGGAGAAAATGTATGACTGAAGCAAACCTAGTGACCATAGACACTAATAATTATGAATCTATGGCAAAGGCTATGGGTATAGCCAACGAGACTTCTTCCTCTACTGAGAAGAAGGCTCAACAACTACCTAGATTTAGAATACAACACACACCTATCATAGATGGTGATGAGGTTGTTGTGAAGGGTGGTACTTATAAATTAGATATTCCTGAGAAGGATGTTCTATATGGTAAGACTGCCACCATCAGACCTTTCATGCAGAGATATATGTATAAAAGGTTTGTTAAAAATAACTCTGCAAAAGCAGGAGAGCCTTTAGGTATCTATCATAAGACAGTTATGGCAGATAATCTTAATAAAGATTTAAAAGACAACCAAGGTGGGTTCAACTGTGGTAAACCTGCAGGGTGGATACAGGACTTTGATGCATTGCCTGATAAGACCAAAGACTTAATCAAGCAAGTCAAACGTGTTAGAGTTGTGTTTGGCTTAGTAGATTTACATGACGTTACAGACGCTAATGGTAAGTCCTCTAAGTTTGAGACTACTCCTTTTATATGGGAGATAGATAATAGAGATGCGTTCAAAACTATCGGCACTAACTTCACTAAGTTAGCTAAGATGAAGGCACTTCCTGTGCAACACACCATTAGTCTAGCAACTGAAGCTAGAAAGTTACCTAATGGTAGTCAGTTTTATTTACCGACTAGCACGTTAAATCTTTCAGAGAAAGTTACTCTGTCAGATTCAGACCAAACTATGTTTGCAGATTTTCTATCTTGGGTAGAGAACTATAATCAGTACATTGTGTCTGAGTGGAACGAACAGGCTTCTCAAAAGTCCATTGATGAAGATATGTCTAGTGCAGTTGACAGCATTGTTAATGCAGAGGACAACTTTATTGAAGTGGAAAACGCATAGTGCGAAGCAATAACCCCTTCAAAGCACATGGTATAAACTACTTGTCGCCTAGTAGTATTAATACCTATATTAATGATACGTCATTATGGGTGGCACGATACTTGTTTAAGATTAAATCTTCAAGTGGTGCGAGTGCAGTAAGGGGTATTGCTACTGAGTTTGTACTTGCAGACAAGTATGAAAAAGGAGTCTTTGATTATAATCTTTTGGATGTAAAGTTTATGTCTCTCTGTGCAGAGTCAGGTATTGACTTGGGAGATATAAAGACTGCAAAAGAAAAGAAGTTACTCAAAGACTTCGGCACTATAATTGATGAGAACTTTGACTATAAAGACCTTGAAGCATATCAAGAAAAGGTTGAGGTTCAAATCGAGGATATGCCTGTGCCTATCATAGGATATATTGACTTCAGATTTAAAGGCAAGATAGTAGACTTAAAGACATCCACAAGGATGCCAACAAGACCTACTGAAGCACAGAAAAGACAGATGGCTTTATATTCTATGGCATATCCTGACAGTAGTGTAGACCTATTCTTTGCTACCCCAAAGGAACACAAGAGGTTTACACTAAAGAATTTAACTTTGTATAAGAAACAGTTACGTAAGGTAGCTCTCTCTATACAGAAGTTTTTGTCTATCAGTGATGATAAGCATGAGTTAGCTTCTCTTATGTATCCTAACCTTGACTCTTGGTTGTGGTCAGGTATGAAAGAAGAAGCAAATAAAATATGGAGTGTTAAATAATGGCAGATAAAAAAATAGAAGACCTGCAAAAGGACATAGACTCTATGGAGAAAGAACTAGCAGAGGCTAAGAAGACTCTTCGTGAAATGAAAACTAAAGGTTTACGTGAAGCAATGGAAGCCAAGAAGATGGCAGACGAAGCAGTTAAGGAAGAGTTAAAAGCACTTGGCTATAACTATAATAGTTCTGAGTATGAGTGGAGTCCTTTCTCAGGATGGAGAAGGCTACTCTAGTGTCTCCCTATTCTGTACGCAGGATTGCAATAAAGCATGGGTATAGGAGTGGTTTTGAGCATAAGCTATCAGACTACTTAAAAGAACAGAAGTGTAAGTTTGACTATGAATCTATAAAGATACAATGGGAAGATTTGTGCTATCGTACCTATACCCCTGACTTTGTACTTTACAATGGTATAATTATAGAGACTAAAGGTAGGTTTCTAGCCATTGATAGGAGAAAACATTTAGCGATAAAGAAACAACATCCAAAACTAGACATTAGATTTGTGTTTGAAAATAGCAGAAGGAAGTTACGTAAAGGTGCTAAGTCAACATATGCAGAGTGGTGTATAAAGTATGGGTTTAAATTCCACGATAGAATTATACCTGAGGAGTGGATAAAAGAAACAGGAAGGAATAAACACCCAAAGTTTATTGTATTCCCAAACAAAAAATTAAGGAGATAGTATATGAAATTAGAAACTAAAATAGCACCACATGACTTTGTAATAGTTATAAGACCACACCTTACTAAGAACAAAAGATGGAATGGAGAGGTGTCTGTCAAGTGTGTTCTTGATGAAAGAAACCCCTTGAATGATGAAGATTTTGAAGGTATGTTACATTTTACTAGACAGGTATGTGCATCTATACCTTTGATGGAAGACAATAAAGTATTTAGAGAAGCAGCCGAAAAGTTGGCAGAGAAGTATTTACCTATGGAAGAGATGTTAGATTATCCAAAGTATAAAGATAAGTTGACAATAGAAGATGATGGTGGTAATGTAATTCATGTGGACTTTAAAAAGGAAACGACATGATGGGAATGTATAGAGAAGCAATAAGAAATAAATTTAGAGAGGTAGGTAATATTATGAGAAAACAAGCACAAGAACAATCAGACCACAAGCAAACTATGGATATGGTTAATAGTCCACCACACTATAATAAGAATGGAATAGAAACGATTGATGCTATTAGAGCAATGACAGATGATGGTTATGAATATTATTTACAAGGCAACATTATGAAATACTTGTGGAGATACAGATATAAGAATGGTGTAGAAGATTTAAAGAAAGCACAATGGTATCTCAATGAATTAATTGATGAGCTAGAGAAAGATGAGAGTTAGAATAATGATGACTCTGCACGTAGATGCAGAGGAGTATCCAATACCTGCCGATGGCAGAGTAGATGATGAGATGGAGGAATATATCCATGAGACTTTTCACGAAATAGAAGGAGTGAAAGTTAAAAACATAAAGGTAGTAACAGAGGAGACATGAATGCAAAACTATTTACCAACTGATTATCAGAATTTTATTGCTCTTTCTAGATATGCAAGATGGAAAGACGATGAGCAAAGAAGAGAAAATTGGAGTGAGACTGTAGACAGATATTTTGACTACATGGAAAACCACTTGAAGAAGAAGCATGGTTATACTTTAACCAAAGCACTGAGAGAAAAATTAAATGATTCTATATTGTCACTAGGAACTATGCCTAGTATGAGAGCATTAATGACTGCAGGTGTAGCGTTAGACAGATGCCATGTTGCAGGATATAATTGTAGTTATATACCTGTGGATAGTCCACGTTCTTTTGACGAGTGTATGTATATACTTATGTGTGGTACAGGTGTAGGCTTCTCTGTTGAAAGAGAGAATGTAGATAAGTTACCTACAGTTAATGAACACTTTGAAAAAAGCACTACAGTAATTACAGTTGCAGATAGCAGACCCGGATGGGCAAGAGCTTTACGTGAGTTGATAGCTATGTTGTATGTAGGACAGATACCTTCTCTTGATGTATCACAGGTTAGACCTGCAGGTGCTAGGCTCAAGACGTTTGGTGGTAGAGCATCAGGTCCTCAACCTTTAATTGACCTATATAATTTTTGTATAGCTATATTTAAGAAAGCAGCAGGAAGAAGATTATATCCTATCGAGTGTCATGACATCATGTGTAAGATAGGAGAAGTTGTAGTTGTAGGTGGTGTTAGACGCTCTGCACTAATTAGTTTGTCTAATCTTAACGATGACCAAATGAGACACGCAAAGTCAGGTCAGTGGTGGGAGAATGAAGGACACAGAGCATTGGCTAATAACTCTGTAGCTTATAAAGGTAAGCCTGACATGGGTACATTCATAAGAGAATGGTTAGCCTTGTACGAATCTAAGTCAGGAGAACGTGGTATATTTAATCGTAAGTCTGCCAAGAAAAAAGTAGAAGAGAATGGTAGACGTAAATCTGATTATGCTTTTGGTTGTAATCCATGTAGTGAGATTATACTTAGACCTTATCAATTCTGTAATCTTACTGAAGTTGTTTGTAGAGAAGCAGACCATTTAGATATTCTGAAAGAAAAGGTTAGACTTGCTACAATACTAGGTACGTTCCAATCTACTCTTACAGAGTTTAAGTATCTTAGAAAAGTATGGAAAGAAAATACAGAAGAAGAAAGATTACTAGGTGTATCTCTTACAGGTATATTAGATTGTTATCTTCTTAATAATGGTACGAAAGAATCCATACAAAGAATGCTAATGGAACTAAAAGAAGTTGCAGTTGAAACTAATAAAAAGATTGCTAATGATTTAGGCATACCACAGTCAACTGCAATCACTTGTATCAAGCCATCAGGAACTGTATCACAGTTAGTGGATAGTGCGTCAGGCATTCATGCTAGACATAGTGACTACTATGTTAGAACTGTACGTGGAGATAATAAAGACCCACTCACACAGTTTATGAAAGAAGCAGGTATACCTATAGAGCCTGACATTACTAAGCCTGATAGTGTATCTGTGTTTAGCTTTCCTATGAAGTCACCTATAGGTGCTATCACTAGAACTGCTATGACTGCTATAGAACAGTTAGATTATTGGCTTATGTTTCAAAGACATTGGTGTGAGCATAAACCATCTGTTACTATCTCTGTTAAAGAAGATGAATGGATGGAAGTAGGTGCATGGGTGTACAAAAACTTTGATGAAGTATCAGGTATATCCTTCTTACCTTTTAGTGAGCATACATATAAACAAGCTCCTTATCAAGATATAGATGAGAATGAGTACAAGGAACTCATGAAAACTATGCCAAAGGCTATTGATTGGAGTAAACTAAAAGACTTTGAGAAAGAGGATACGACAAATGGTAGCAAAGAACTCGCCTGTACTGCAGGTGTATGTGAAGTCGTTGACATTGAGGCTAGTTAATGCTATAGTCTTAATTCCTATCCTTGCATACCTGCTTACCTTAGTGTTTGCAGGTATCGTGGGTAGTGAGGCACTTGAGGGTAGCATGATTGAAGAATACTTTTATTGTATTGCTCTCTTAACTTTAATATTAATTATAAAGGAGATTAGATATGTTATCACCATCAGTAGAAGACAGAAAGAAATTTGACATTGACCTAGAGTATGGCAAAGTCAGAGAAGAACTTGTAGCCAATATGTTACAAGATAAAAAGATAGAAGTTAAAAGTGAAAGAGATAAGTGGCAAAAGACAGGAAACATAGCAATAGAATATGAATCATATGGTAAGCCTAGTGGCATCAACGCAACAGAAGCAGATTATTGGTTTCATAATCTATGCATAGGTGACAATGTATTCTGCACACTTGTATTTAGTGTAGAAAATCTAAGAAAGTTAATAAATAACTTAGATTACAAACGTAGTGTATCAGGTGGAGACCATAACGCATCAAGAATGTATTTATTAAAACTTGATAAGTTATTTTCTTCTGATGTAATTAAACCATTTAAAGGAGAGTAGTATGAGAGACATGATGTTAAATGCCTTGAAGTCTTTTTATGTAGGTAATATAAATAGACACATAGCAAACGTAGAAGTATATTTAAGAATGACTGTAGGTATAGGAGAGCATTCAGATATACAGGAAACTATTGATAAAGAGATAGAAAAGATTGCTCAGTTTGATGACAGACTAGCAATGGTAACAAAATACTTTGAAAGGAGACAGGAGAATGAAAAGAAAGAAGAGAAACCCAAGTCTAAGTAAATATGATGCACCTCTACGTATTCAGTTTGAACGTGGAGTGAATGCCTTCAAGGGCAATCAATACATTAGAAATGTTGATGGTCATAAAATTATAGCGACAGTAAGTCCTTATAATTCTAACACCATGCAACATAGAGAATGGCAGAGAGGTTATAACTCTGCATACTTTAAACAGTTAGAGAAAGTAAAACGTAATGAATCTAGAAGAAGAAGCCAAGAGGTTCATGCAGGGTAGAAGACAACCTGTGAGTCCTCTTGATGATATAATTAAAAGATTAGAGAATGTTAATAAACAATTAGAATTAATATTTAAGAAAGTGAAAGAGTTGAATGCAAAAGATAACACCAACACATGACCTCTCTTGGTATTTAAAGTGGGCAGGGTCGTTCTTAATCATGTCAGGTATAATATGTAGGTCAGTGGGTGTTTTGCCTCTGTACGACCTTGTATCGTCTTGTATTGGTACAGGATTACTAGCAGGTATGGCTTACCTATGGCATGACAGAGCCTTGCTCATGGTAAATGGGGTAGCTTGTGCAGCGTTAGCTATGGGAATATTGAGATACTTGTTTGTTTAAACTAGCACAGATATTTTGGTACACTCTGCACATAGTTACGTGTCTATTTATTATTGTAGGTAATGGTAGGTTGTTAGGATTGTGGTGATTAGTTTCTTCTAGACAGTATCTGTCCTATTCTTTTACCTTTTCTCAAGTGATTAACTTCAGGTTCTTGTTCTTGCATTTCCATGACAGTCAATCCATGTTTCTCCATGTAATACTCATCTGCTAGTTTTCTTTTCTCATTACCTATTCTTAGCCATTGTGCTCTATCAAATGCAGTAAAGGCTTTGCCTTCATCTTTAGCCTCTTTTCTAGCTTCTATCTTTCCTATTCTTGTAGATATCTTTCTGAATCTAGCTAATCTTCTTTTCATCATAATTCTTTTCTTGATGTCTGAAGCATTCTTATATCTATCTGTTTCAATTAATTTAGATACTTCATTCTCTACGTACTTACCCATGTATCTTTTAACAAAAGAGTCTGCCTCTTTGTCTCCTGTAGATGGAACTACCATATAATTCTCAAGTCCTAAGTCCACTAACTCTTTTTCTATAGGTGTTCTTTGTTGTTCTTTTCTCAAACCTGTAAGTTGAGTTCCAAGTGGGTCTTGTCTATATATAGGACCTTCTCTAGTTGGTATCTCAACATCATCAAATCCACCATACTTGGAAGCAAAAGGTAAGTTACGTGCGATAGTATTACTGAAAGCACTCAAACCTCTTTCATCTGCACCTGTTCCTTCAATCTTATTAAAGTCTTTTAGTCTAGCTTCTTCTTTATCAAAAGCAGCAACAACATCTCTAACAACTCTACCCGGAGTTAGTGCTCCACCCACTAGCTCTCCTACATATCCACCTACGTATTCTGCTAGTTTTTCTCCCGTAACATCTGTTAATCCTGATGGACTTCTAACATTTCTAAAAAATGAATCAATCATATAAGAACTTGCACCTGTTCTAAATTGAGAACCTGTCAATCCTTCTAGTAATGTTTTAGTATTAATCTTATCAAGCTCATTATTATCCCACTTAACTATAAGGTCTGCAACCACAAGATAAGGTGCAAGAGGAAAGAAAGGTCTCATGTCTGTGGTTCTTCCATCCTCAGTTTTACTTTCATACCATCTTACATCTTGGTTATTTGCTCTATGATTAATTGCAGCCATCAGTGCAGCATAGCCAACTATACCTTTAGAGAATTGTTCTCTTGCTTTTTCAAAGTTTTTAGCACCTGCATCTAACTCGCCTCTCATATATTTTAAAGCACCACCTGCACTATTAAATGTAGCACCAACAAAACTAAGAGGACTATATTGAAACTGAAACTGCATGGCATTAGCCATAAATCTAGCAAATGGAAATGCACCTGTACCTACAGGAACACCTACAAGTCCGGGCAAAGGTCCTAGCTTCTCATTGAATCTAATAAAAACATTTGCAATGCCATCACCTACATACTTCTTAGAGTTTTCTTTAGGCATACGAGAGAATGTAAATGCTACTGCATCTTCTACTGCATCACCCACTAGTTTAGTAGGTAACACCTTTCCCTCTCTATAGACTTCATCTAAACTTAATCCC